CTTCGGAAACGCACGCGCCGAATTTTTCAAATTTTTTTTAGAAAATCGCGAACAAAAGCAAAAAAGGCGATAAAAAATAATTAAAAAAATTTATCTTTATCGCGTCAATACGAAACGAAAATAAAAAAATGTTTCACGTGAAACATTAACAGAGGGAGGCGCGAAAAATGAACGCAAACGAGATCATGCAGGCTCTTGGAGAGTTGCCCGAGAAAAAACGGGTGATAATTGAACAGCTTGTAAAGGATTTTTGCAAGTGGGCGAATATTTCCGCGCAGCTTGACGGGTTGCCGACATTCGAGGTCGACCCGAAAAACCCGAAACGACAACGCAAGCTCCCCGCCCACGATATGTTAAAGGACGCGCAGCAAAGGACAACCGAGCTCGCCCGCGCGCTTTTGCGCGTGGTAGACGACGAAGGCGAAGAGGAAAGCCCGTTGTTGAAAATGCTACGCGAGTATAGGGACGGCGGAGTATGATTTCATACCTCGAGGAATATTGGAACGCGATAGAACGCGGCGAAATAATCGTAGGGTGGAAAATAAAAAAGGTTTTGTCGGTTGCTTTGGAGTATATCGACAACCCCGCCTTCTTATTCGATCCCCGACACGCGCACAAACGTATGGAGTGGCAAGAACGGTACAGCTTGCAGGGCAAAAAGCCGTTTTATAAAAAGCCTATTGAGTTTATGCTATGGCAGCGCGCTATTTGGGAGATCGTTTACGGCTTTTATGATCGCGAAACAAAGCTCCGCCTTATAACGGAAATGCTCTTGGAGGTCGCCCGAAAGAACGGAAAGAGTACGTTAATGGCGAGCGATATAAATTACGATTTATTCGTTGGCGAAGGCGGCGTCAATGTTTGCTGTGCCTCGAATATCGACAAGCAGGCCCGTTATATTTGGTCCGAGGTCGCGGGAATGCGAAAACGCCTCGACGCCAAAAACGAGATCACAAGCCAAAACTTAACCGAGATAAGAAACGACGCTTTCGATATTAAGGTTTTGAGAATGAGCGACAAAACGGAAAACAAGGACGGGGACAATTTTATTAAATTCGTTCACGACGAGGCGCACGAAGGAAAGGACGCAGAGCTTGCGGAGGCGGGCGAGCGTTCAATGAGTACGCAGGACAACCACTTGCTTTTCACCGTCTCAACAAATGGCTTTGTAAACGGCGGCTATTTCGATAAAAAATTAGACTACGCGAACAAATGGCTTGCGGGCGAGATCGACAACCCGCATTATATACCGTTTTTGTATGAGCAGGACGACGAGGCGGAGGTTTGGGGAGATATAAACGTCTTGCAAAAATCCAACCCGTCGTTAATATACGGCGTTAAAAAGTGGGACTTTTTGGAGCAAAGCCGCATAAAAGCGCAGCTCGACAAGGAAAGCCGAATGCACTTTTTAACGAAGGATTGCAATATAAAAGTATCAAACGCGCAGGCGTGGCTTTCGCGTGACGATTACGATTATATGCAAGATATTAAACGCCTTGAAGATTGGCGCGGCTGCTTTGCGCTCGCCGCGGTCGATTTATCCGATTGTGGCGACTTGACGTGCGCGAAGGTGCTTTTCATGAGGAAAGGCGATCTCACAAAATATATTTACACAAAATATTTCATTCCCGAAACAAAGCTTACGGACCGCGACAACGGCGCGGACTATACGAGGTGGAGCAAGGAAATAAACCCCGCAGACGGCGAGCCGTATATAACCGTTTGCAAGGGGAACAAGATCGACCAAACCCGCGTGGCCGAGTGGCTTTACTCGTTGCAAACAAAATACAACGTGCGCGTGATGTGTACGGGGTACGACCGTTGGCACAGCGACGTTTTCCTTTTGCGAATGAGCAAAAAGAACGGCTACGGAATGGAAACAATGCCGATATTACAAGCCCCAAAGGTTATGTCGTTCCCGATGAAAATGGTGGAACGCGATCTGCAGGCGCGCTTGATAAATTACGGAGAAAACCCCGTGGACAAAATGTGCTTTTCAAATACAAGCGCAAAAATAATGAACGACCGAATAATGCCCGAGAAGATCGCGGGAGATTACGCCCGAAAAATTGACGGCACGGTTTGTTTAATTATTTTATACGCGACACTTGAAAAAAACGAAATGCAATTTATGCAGTATGTGAGGTGACAAAGTGGCAAACGAAAATAAAAATCTTTTCGGACGTTTATTCGGAGGCGGAGGAAAAGAAAAAAGCAAAGGCAAAAAGAACGCCGTAACGTGGAACGGCTACACGCCGAACTTTTCGTCTTTTGGCGACAACGTGCTTTTGTCGGACTTGGTCTTGGAGTCTATACGAATAAAGGCGGATTTTTGCAGTAAACTTGATCCGCGGCACATTCGCAACGAGGACGCGACACAAAAGCGAATAGACGACAGCAGCATTGCCCGCGCCTTGCGCTCTCCGAATGAGTACATGACGACAAGCGACTTTTTGTATAAATCGCGTTTTTTGTTGGAGGTCACGGAAAACGCCTTTATATACCCCGACTATTATTGGGCGAAGGGCGGTTATAAATTTTATACGGGAATTTATATCATACAGCCGAGGTCGTGGCGTTATTTGCAGGACGAGAAAACGGGTAAACTTTATATCGGGTTTAAATTCGACGGCAACCCCGAAGAGGTCATTTTTGATTATTCCGAAATAGTCCATTGGCGCAAGCATTACGAGGACGACACATACGACGGTGGCGGCAAGTATTCCCGAGAAGAAAAACGCGACGTTTTAAACACCTTGCAGGCATACCGCACAATTTGCGAGAGTATCGCAGAGGCGGCAAAATGCGCTTGTTATTTTGACGGCATTTTAATGGTTAATGCGTTCGGAGAAGAGGACGCAAAGGTGCAAGCGATCCGCGATAAATTCGTTAAGGATTTGAGAACAAACGCAAAAGGCGTGGCCGTGCTTGATAACGGCGCAGAATGGAAGGACACAAAGCGCAATTTGCAGTTTGTGGACGAAAAAACAATTTCGCATTTTGAAAATAAAATTTTGCGTTTTACGGGCGTTAGCCCTGCAATGCTTGCGGGCGATTTCACGACCGCGCAAAAGGAGGCATTTTACGAGCGCAATATCGAAAGCGGCATAATTAGCCTCGGGCAAGCGTTCACGAAAACAATTTTTACACCGTGGCAAAAGTCACACGGGGACGAAATTATTTTTTACCCGAATAAAATTGAGCTTATGAGCACAACGGAAAAAATATCTTTGCTCGGAGCTACGAACGCTATGGGCGTTTGGAGTGTAAACGAGGTGCGCGAGATGTTCGGCAAGCCGCCCGTGGAAGGCGGAGACGCCCGCCCACGCGGTTATAACTCAATAGACGAGGGAAAACCCGCCGAGAGCGAGAAAACCCCGCAGAACGAAAAAAACGAAGGCACAGAGGGAGGTGCAGACAATGAGCAAACCGAAACAGAATAAAAGAAACGACTATTTTGTGCAGCGTGGATATACCGCGCAATTTCGCGCGGCAGGATCGGACGAGCAAAACGCGGGCCATATTGTCGAAGGCCTCGCGGCCGTGTATGAGCAGGAAACGGTCATTCGTGACTTTTTCGGCGAATTTGTCGAGGTGATCCGCGCGGGCGCGTTTGACGAGTGCGACTTTGACGACGTGCGGCTTTTGGTAAATCATAATTTCGACGGGATCGCCCTTGCGCGGTCGCGCCGTAATAACAAGAGCGACAAGCCCGACACAATGCAGCTTTGGGTTGACGAAAACGGCGTAAATATTAAAGCCGATCTCGACACCGAAAGAAACGAGCAGGCCCGAGCCCTTTATTCCGCGATTGAGCGCGGGGACATGGACGGCATGAGCTTTTGCTTTTATGTTACCGAAGAGGGGCAGCGGTGGAGCACAAAGGACGGCAAGGACTACCGCGAAATTTTAAAGGTTTCAAAGGTAATCGAGGTAAGCGCGGTTAATTTCCCCGCATACGGGGGAACTAACATAGATAGTCGGTCGTTGGATAGCGACAAGCGGGCGTTGGATAACTACCGCGCGCGGTTGGATAACCGCGATAAAAACGGAGAGCTGCTCGCCGTATTAAAGCAGCGAAACGAAAATTTATTTAAATTTGGAGGTATTCAAAAATGAAAGAGAAGATCAAGAGAATGATTGCAGACAAGGAAGCAAAGCTGCAGGAGTTGCGCAGAAAGTCGGAGGCGTCCGAGAGCGTGGAAGAATTGCGCTCGCTTGGAAAAGATATCGACGCAATTATTGCAGAGCTTAACAACCTCAAGGAAATGTACGCCGAGGTAGACGAGCCCGCAGGCGGCGAGGGCGGCGCAGGAGAAGAGGGCGCACGCTCGGGAAACAAGAAGCCGATCACCAATGCACGCAGCGCAGCAGGCGCAGGCGAGGGAGAAGAGGCGGAGAAGCGTGCGGCAAAGTTTGCCGAAAGTGGCCGCATGAACATTTCCAACAAGGAAGCCCGCGCCGTGCTTGTTTCGAGTGGCAAGATCGCAACCCCGACCGAGGTTGACGGGATCACCGAAAAGTTTAACAACGTGTCCTCGATCATTGACATGGTGAAGGTAACGAACGCCGACAAGATGGGCGCGTATAACGTCGCATACGAGGACACCGACGCGGAAGCAGCGGCAACCGCAGAGGGCGCAGCGTATAACGAGAGCGATCCCACGTTTGGCTTTGTCGAGATCAAGCCCGAAAAGGTCACCGTTATTTCCTACATTTCCGACGAGGTGCGCAATCAGTCGCCCCTTGACTACGAAGGAAAGGTGAAGGCGGCCGCCCTCAACGCGTTGAGAAAGAAAACGGCGGGCATTGTTTCCGCAAAGCTGCTCGAGAGCGAAATTAACGAAACGCTCGTAATTTCCGCAATCGACGCGGGCACGTTGCGCAAGATCGCTCTGTATTACGGCGGCGATGAGAACATTGTCGGCGGCGCGGTTCTCAATTTGAACAAGAAGGACCTCGTGGCGTTTGGCGACGTTCGCGGAACGAACGAGAAAAAGGCGGTTTACGAGATCACCCCCGACACCAACAACCCGAACACGGGCGTTATTAAGGACGGCGGGCTCTCCGTTAAGTACTGTATCAACAGCAACTGTACCGCACTTTCCGAAGCAACAACCGAGGCAGACGCAAAGACGATGTTTTACGGCAGCTGCTCGGACGCGTTCGAGCTTGCGCTCTTCACGGATTACAACGTGAAGGTTTCCGAGGATTTCAAATTCGACAAGGGCCTTTTGACCATTCGCGGTGACGTTTCGGTCGGCGGCGCGGTTATCAAGAAGCACGGCTTTGTCGTTGTAAAGAAAGGCGCGTAAGTTTAACGCGTCGTAACGTTACAAAAAAATAAAAAATGTTTCAATTGAAACATTAACGGGAGGACGAAATGGCGGAGAGATCGCACCTTGAAATAATTTCAAATATGACGAATATTGGCGACAGCGGGCAGGACGGGTTTGTTTCCGATTGGTCGGAGTTTGCAAAAAACCTATTGCGCGAGCGCGGAGTTTCGGAAAAGTATATTAACGGCGACGCCTCCGCCTATATCCTCGCGAAGATCGTAACGGACATGGTGGAGGACGGCGAGCTCTCGAAAACAAGCGAAAGTATTATTTCGAGCTTGCGCGTTAATCACCCGAAGAGCGAGGACGCGGAAGGGGGCGGCGAAAGTGTATAAACCGTGCAGAGCGGCCGAAATGGTAACGCCCGCGATACACCAAAAGCCGACGTATAAGACCATATACGGGCGCGAGCAAAAGACCTTTGCAAACGCCCCCCGCCCGCACTTGCGCGGGAAATTCAAGCAAAAGGGCGCGTCCGATATAACGGCGAACGGGATAACCGTTATAAACGAAAAAACAACATATTCCACGTGGTATAAGTCCGATCTTGAAGGCGGCGACCGTTTGATTATAAACGGCGTAACGTATGAGATAAAGGGCAGGCCCGAAAACGTGGAAGGCCGCGGCCGTTATTGCGTTTGTACGCTTGAAACGATCGGGGGCGGCGTGTAATGTCAAAGAATTTCTCGCTTGACTTTGACGGCTTTCTCGACTTTGCGGCGCGGATAAGCGAAGCAGGAGGCGACGAGGCGTTAAAAAGAGCGACCGAGAACGCTTTGAGGGCGACGGACGAATATTTGACACCCGAAATTGAAAAGGCCATGAGATCAAGCCCTCATAACTTTGAGAGAACGGGAAAGACCGCGGGGACGCTCGATAAAAATTATAACGTTGAGTGGACGGGAACGGTCGCAAAGGCGAAAGTCGGCTTTAAAATAAGCGAGGGCGGTTTGCCGTCCATATTCCTTGCATACGGAACGCCGCACATAAAACCCGACGTCAAGTTAAAAAACGCAATGAAGGGCGCGGGCAAGTACAAAAAAGAGATTGCGGAAATACAAAAGGCCGAATTTAACAAGGTAATAAACGAGGTAATGGGCAATGATTGACATTTTCAACGACTTAAACGAAAAGACGGTCGGGCATAAGGTGTGGGAACAAGGGACAGCCCCAAAAGAGCTGCCCGACAGTTTTTATACTGTTATAAACGACTACACGGGCGACAATTTGAACGCCGACAACAAAGAGTGCGAGATCGTTTGGGAATGGACCGTTATTTTCTATACTCGCGATTTTTCGCTTTTGTATAGCGGCATAGAAAAAGCAAAAAGCCTTTTAAAATCCAAAGGTTATATCGTGCGCGGGTTTGGCTATGACTTTAACGGCAAATATGACAGTTGGGAAGCAAGGGCGATCGACGTAAAAATAATAGAATACTTGGAGGAATAACGAAATGGCAGACAAGAAACAGAAGAGGGGTTGCTCGCGGTTGCATTTTGCCCCTATTGTTGCAAACACGGCCGAGGCGTTGACGTTCGGCGAGCCGAAAATGCTTGCAAGAAGCAAGACAATTGCCGCAACGCTTGAACAATCGAGCGAGGGCGTTTGGGCCGACAACAAGAGACAGTACAACGTGAGAAGCGGCGTCTCTAATACACGTACCTTTGATATTTTCCCGATCGCGGAAGAGACGCTCGCGGAACTTTTCAACGATACAATGGTTAAAATCGGGGACAAGATCGCGTACGGCGTCGATCCCGACGCGGAATTTCCCGAAATGGCGTACGGTTACGCGCTGCATGACGGCGACGAGGATAAACCGTGCGAGCTTGTTTGGGCCTTTATCGGCGTACCGCAGAAGCGGCCCGACGAAACGGCAAATACGATCGACGGCGGAACGGGAAGCGAGGGACAGCAGCTCGTTGTTGATTTCTTCAAACCCGAAAAAGCATTTTCCACGACGGGCAAGAAAAACTTGTTTGTAAAAATGACGGTCACGGACGACATGACCGCGGCCGACATTGACAAGTGGTTCGAGCAGGTCGTGACGTGGGACAATATTTCCACGATTTACACCGAATAAGAGGACAGAAAGGACGCGGAGGCAATGATTGCAAAAATCGGAGTATATAAAAAACAGAACGACGAGAAGCCGACAAAGGAATTTGTGGTATATAGAATTTTTTTGAATGTATCGCAAAAGATCGGCGATTGGTTGGAGCTCGGAGAAGAGGCGCAAAGCGCGGCAAAGGCGGGCGACAAGGCCCGTTTGAAAGAGATTGACGAGGAAGCAACGGAAAAGATCGTCGAAATTTTCCACGAGCTTTTCGACGATTTCGAGGACGAGGACTTAAAGTTTATCGACCAAAGCGAACTCCGCGACTTTATGGTAACACTTGCAATGAATTTGCAGGGCGGTTTTGACAAAGTAAGAAAAAACTGAAAAAGGGGGGAGTGGAAGAAAAATCCACAACCCCCGACAACCGCAAGATCACATACCGAGAAACATTTTATAGCATTATAGAAACGCTAACAAAAAAGTTTGTGGGGCTTTCCCCTATTGACCTATTAAACGCCCCCACAAGCGAGGTTTTGGAGTTGTGGACAGATACTATAATAAACAGCAAGAAGGACGGAAAGAACATACCAACGAGCAGCGACGATCCGACAGCGGAGGCGGAAACGGTTTACTCGTATAATGCGACTTGGTGTTAAGAGGTGCGGACATGGCAGATAATGAAAATATTATAACTACCGTATTCCGTGCGGATATATCGCAATTTAGCAAATCCACGCAGGATATGAACCGTTACATTTCGCAAGTAAACAGCGAGTTTAAACTTGCTACCGCGGGAATGGGTAAATGGTCGGACAGCGCGGACGGTTTGCGGGCTAAATTGACGCAATTAAACGGCGTTTTGCAGGCCGAGGAACAGAAGCTGCAGAATTTGGAGGACAGCCTCGCCGATCTTGAAGCGCAAGGAAAAGGAAACACAAAAGAGGCGGACAAATTACGAATCGCGATAAACAACCAACGGGCCACGGTCGTTAAAACGAAAAGCGACATAGAGCATTACAACGACAGCCTCGCCGAAATGGAAGAGGCGGGGGTTGAAACGCGCGAAGCACTCGAAGAGCTCAACAAAGAGCAGGAAGAGCTAAAAGCAAACGCGCAAGAGCTCGGCGGCAATACGCTAAAAGGCGTGGGCCTCGGGATCGCGGGCGTTGCGGCGGCGGCCGTCGGCGCGCTTTCGGCTTTGTCGGGGTTAGTTGAAGAGACAAAAGAGCTCCGAACGCAAATGGGAATGCTAAAAACGAGCTTTTCGGAAGCGGGATTGGGAGCAGAAAACGCCGAAAAGACCTTTAAAACGCTTTACGGAGTGTTAGGAGACGAGGGCAAGGCAACGGAGGCCGCCCTTCACTTGGCGCAAGTGGCAAAAAGTGAGGAAGAGTTGGCCGAATACACCGACATTTTAACGGGCGTTTATTCGCGTTTCGGCGATAGTTTGCCCGTGGAGAGCTTGGCCGAGGCAATTTCGGTCTCAAGCACTTTGGGAGAGGTCAACGGGACGCTCGCCGACGCCCTCGAATTTAGCGGCCACAACGTGGACGATCTCAACGCACAGTTGGCAACGCTAACAACCGAGGAAGAGCGGCAGGCACTCATTAAAAGCACGCTAAACGGTATTTACGGCGAAGCTGCCGACAAGTACAAAGAGGTCAACGCCGACGTGATCGCCGCAAACGAGGCGCAGGCGGAATATAACCAAACAATGGCGGGTCTTGCAGAGAAGGCACAGCCCGCAATTACACAATTTAAGCTCGCAATGGTCGGCGTTTTGCAATCGGTTTTTGACAAATTCAGCGAAACCGACATTGAAGGGCTTATCGGTAAAATATCGGGCGGTATTGATACGCTTACGACAAAATTTTTACCGCCTTTGATTTCGGGCCTCGAATGGGTTTTAGATAACCTTGATTGGCTTGTCCCCGTGCTCGGTACGGTTATTGGTTTAATCGCGGGCGTTTCCGCAGGAATAAAGATATATAACACGGCCGTAACAGCTGCAAAAATTGCGCAGATTGCTTGGAACGCAGCAATGAACGCAAACCCGATCGGGTTAGTTATCTTGGGAATAACCGCGCTTGTCGCCGCCTTTGTCCTGCTTTGGAACAAATGCGAAGGTTTCCGTAACTTTTGGATTGGCCTTTGGGACAAAATAAAGAGCGTCGCGGGCGGTGCAAAGGATTTCATGGTCGGAATATTTGGGGGGATCGCAAACGTTTTAAAAGCCCCGTTTAACGCTGCTATTTCGTTAATAAACGGCGCAATTAAAGCAATAAACCGCATAAGCGTTGACGTTCCCGATTGGATACCCGAATTTGGCGGGCGAACTTTCGGTTTTAATATTCCTACTATTCCGAAACTTGCGAAGGGCGGCATTATTGACCGCGCCACGCTTGCAATGATAGGCGAGCACGGCAAAGAAGCGGTCGTCCCGTTGGAAAATAACACGGGTTGGATCGACGAGCTCGCGCGCAAGATAAGCGGCGCAGGCGGAAAAGCCCCGCGAAACGTGAACGTATACCAAACATTCGAGAAGATCGAGACCACGCAATACGCGCTTCACAAAGCAAAGAAGGAAATTTTAAACGCTATTATATTATCGGAGGCGTAAAAAATGGAGTTAATTTTTGAAAATCAAAACGGGCAACGGCTCGACCTTTTGAACAATCGAAAATATTTCAAATTGACCGCCGCCGAGGGCTTGCACGGGATCGACACGGCCTTTTCGGAAACCGAAAGCCCGTACACCGACGGGGTAACGCTTGACAACGTGCGCGCATTGCCGCGCGGTATAGCGTTAAAATTTGCGCTTTGCGGCGACGTGGCGGCGGGCCTTGACTTTTTCCACGGCTTCGTAAAGTCAAAGCAGCTCGGAAAGCTCATAAAGCGAGAGGGCGCGAGGGAAACGAAAATAGAAGGGCGGGTGACCGTGCCGCCCTATTCCCGAACGTCGGACCGCGTGGCGGTTGAATTGCACCTTTATTGCGGGCAGCCGTATTGGGAGGACGTGCAAGAACTCGTCGGCACTATTGCGGAGCTTGTGGACCTTCTTTACTTTCCCGAGATCGGCCGCGGCTTTCCCGAAGAGGGCGTACCATTCGGCGCGCTTAATATTGAGAAGGCGCAGACGTTCGCCAACGACGGCGACGTTTCTGTTGGCCTAACTATTGTTATTAACTCGCTCGGGACGGTCGCAAACCCGCGCATTTCGTGCTCTACGGGCACGCAAAACGGGTGGTATATGCAATTAAACGCAACGCTTAACGACGGCGACGAGGTGGTAATTTCGACGCATAGGGGAAACAAGTCAATAACGATTAACGGAAGGGCATATATTAACGGCGTTCCGATCTTGTCTTTGTTGGAGTATTCGGGGGACGATTGGTTGCAGCTCGAAACGGGCGAAAATACGTTTAATATAACGAGCGACACCGACTCGCCGAAAGTGTATTTTAATATTTACTTTTCGCGGAGGTGGGAGCGTTGATTGCTTATATTGAGGTGCGCGACAAATATTCGCGCTTGCCGTTTGCAACGATCGAGCCCGCCGAGTGTTGGTTTGAACTCGCTTTTTATGGCGTGGGAGAATTTCAAGTGTACGCGAGAGCGTCAAAAAAGGCCCTTGCAGCCCTTCAAAACGGGAACTATATATCTTTACCCCACTTGCCTTTTATTTGGGTTATTGAGGACGTACACACAACCTACGCGGCGCGCGTGGGGTATATGATAAGCGCGACGGGACGGCAAGCAAAGGCGATACTTGGAAAGCGTATCATAAACACGCAAACGCAGCTCCCGAAAGACTTAACGACCGCCGTTTTTGAGTTGATACGAAAGAACGCGGGAGCAGAGGCGGGAGAGGTCCGAAAAATTGACGGCTTGGAAGAGCTTACAAGCACGATCGTTCAGACGATCACCGAGACGCAGGTTTCGTATGAGAATTTATTAACCTATACGGACGATCTTTTGCACGCGTACAAATTCGGCTCGGAGCTCACAATTACAAACGCCGCCGCCTTTCGTTATAACCTTCTTTCGGGCGTTGATAAAAGCGATGAAATAATTTTTTCGCAGACGTTCGACAATTTGCTTTCAAGCTCTTATAGGAGAAACGCCGCAAGCGTGCGGAATTTCGCGCTTATTGGAGGGCAAGGAGAGGGCCGAGAGCGAATACTTGCGGAATATAACGCCTCGCCGTCCTTGCGTGGAATTGACCGCGCGGAAATGTTCTTGGACGCGAAGGACATATCGAGCAAATACACCGACGGAAACGGGCAGGAGCAGGAGCTCGACACGACCACGGCGGCAGGCCTTGCAACCTATAAGGGGTGGCTCTTGGAGAGGGGCAAGGCAAAGACGGAAGAAACCGTTCAAATTGAGACTTTCGAGGGCGAGATTGACACGGAGGCGACCCCGTATAAATTCGGAACGGACTTTTATTTGGGCGACCGTGTGCGCGTTCAAGATGATTATTTGGGCGCGTATATCACGCCGAGAATTTTAAAATTTACAATGCGACAAGATCGCAAATATAGCGAAATTGTCGAGTACGGAGAGTGAAAAGCTATGCAATATTGGGATATTTTTTTGGTAATTGTCGCGGTTGTTAGTTTATTCGCAACCGTACTGCCTTTTTTTACGAAATTAAACCGAACGCTTGGGGAGCTTAACGCGACAGTTGAGCAAATGCAGCGCGTTATATCAAATTTCGAGAAAAACAGCCACGAGACACACGGCAAAATTTACACAAAATTGGACGATCACGAAAGAAGAATTTCACGGCTTGAAAAATAGGAGGTGCGAAAATGGAATTTTTAAACGTTGTTATTTTCCCTGCACTTGCAACCATACTGACGGGCCTTGCCTCTTGGGGCGTCGCCGTCCTTGTCTCTTATTTTAATAAAAAAATCAAGAACGACAAGGTGCGCGGCGCGGTTGAGAACGTGCGCGATATTATTATTGCAGCCGTTGCGCAAACGGCGCAGAATTTCGTTGACGACTTGAAGAAAAACGGCGAATTTTCGCCCGAAATGCAGGCGGAGGCGTTCAAAAGGACCGCCGAAGAGGTGAAAAGGCAGTTGACCGAAGAGGCAACAGCCGCAATAAATGCGATCACCAAAGACGCGGAGGCGTGGATCGCCGCCGAGATTGAAAAAGCGGTCGCAGATCGCAAAAAAGGAGGTTAAAATATGGCAGAAAAAGCTTTATTTTATAACGCTTTACCCGACGCGGCGCAGCCGACGGGGTATGATCGCAATTATAACGCCGACGACATCAGCGATTGGTTGGACGTTATCTTAACAACGGGCGTTGTTAAGAGCGAAACGGGCCTAAAAGTAACCGCCGCGGGTGGTATGAACGTTTCCGTAAACGTAGGAAAAGCCGTTATAAACGGCAAGCCGTACCGAAACGACGCCGCGAAAGTGTTTACAATCGACACCGCGCCGACGGGCTCGGCGTCTCGCGTTGATTTAATTGTTTTGCGGTTTGATCGCAACCCCTCCGTGCGCAATACATACCTTGCGTATAAGAAGGGCACGGGGGCAAGCGTTCCCGCGCTTGTTCGCACGGACCTTGTTTACGAGCTCGCGCTCGCAAAAATCACGGTTGCGCCCGCGGCTACGACAATTGCGGCGGGAGCGATTGCGGATTTGCGCGGAGATCATGAAAGCGTGGTAACGACCACGACGGGACAAAGCCTCGGTTTTTGCCCGTATTTGACCGCCGCGAAGGGGTACGACGATTATTACGACGCAATCGTTCTCGAATATTCCGACGCGGTAACGTTGGCCGCCGCAGGCTCGACCGTTACGTTCAATATTCCGCAATACGGATGGACGGGCGTTGATATTCTCAACGTTTACACAAACGGAATAAAAGAGAGGGCGAGCGCGTACACCGTAAACGGAAACGTTGTCACCTTTACAGCAGCGAAAGCGGCGGGGACGGTCGTTGAGGTCGTCGTTAATAAATTTATTGACGGCGAAGGCCTCGGAACGGTCCTCGAGCAGTACAAAGAATTGCAGGCGAAGGTTTTAACGATCGGAAATACCGACAAATACAAATATATTTGTAACGGCGTAAACGATAATATTGTTCTTTCACAGATCGCGCAGGCGTTCATAGAGGGAACGTATAACGCGGCAACCATTACGCAAGCCGCCGCCGATTTCCTCGCAAAGTGGGGCGGAGCGGCAGGCCTTGCAGCTCTTGCGACCGACGCGTTTATAAAAATCGACGTTTACGGAATATTCGCAGCCTCCGCGCCTTATGCGGGCACGGGAGCAGAAACAAACGGCTACCAATGGCTCGCACTTGGTCGCGCAACGGGAAGCACAAAGAAGCTTGTTTTTGATTTCTCCGCCGTTGATAAAATGCATTTTCCTTGTAAAGAAAACGCAAAAAATATTATTTTTTACGGGCAAGACGTGCACATTATCGGCGCAAACGTGGACGCGCGTTGTTACGCGGCAGCCTCGCAAATTATAATGTTTAGCGGCAGAACGGGCGCGATCTCGGCCGAAAATTGCAATTTTATTGTTTTGACTACGGGATCGGCAACGATCGCGGAAAGCGGAACGTTTATAAATTGCGACACGTGGACGTCCTCGACAGACGCCCCCGCGACAAACTTTTCACCCGTGACAAATTCCCGCCCCGTTATCGTTTACGGCGGCAATCATTACGCATATTGTGCGAGCGCGGCGCAGTTTTCGACCGTATTTTACGTCGCAGCAGGCGGCGCAAATGCCGTTATTATGGCGTACGGGGTAAATTGCCCGACGGTTGCGCGCGACTACTTTTTCCAAACAAACAGCGTGCGTGTAAACGCGGGAAAAACCTATATTTCGGGCATTACAACCACGCTTGCTATGAGCGGAAGCACGAACTTTGAGATCGCGGGACATATCAGCATAAACAAGACCTAAACAGAAAAACAAAAAGCAGCCTTTCGGGGCTGCTTTTTGTTGTTTCGGGCATTGTTTGTCTATAACCGACAACAATTTTTTGGAAAGTTTGTCTATTTTGCGAATTTACAAACCCTCGGGGGTATGGTATAATATAAATACAGTAAAGGGCGTGGCCCGAAGAACGAAAGGAAAAAGAAAAAATGGCAAAATTCATTCAAAGACAAGGCGAATACAGTATTTACGAGCTCGACGAGAGAGAGTGCAAGCAACATCAAAGAGAGTACCCAACGTTTGTATGTTGGTTAAGCTCACATCACGAGGACATAGGAAACATGAGCCTCACCGAGAACGAAACCGAGACAATCGAGGAAATGACCGAATGGTGCGAAGAGTACAGCTATTAACAAACGAAGCCGAGGGCGGCGGCCGCACTTGATAAAATCGCATAAAAAAACAATACCGAGCGGGGGCGGTAAATCCCCCGCAGAAAGTGAAAGACGAACCATGAAGCACGCAAAGAGCATTTTAAACGCGATCACCAACGCCGCGTTGTTATTATTGGGCTTTGATTGCAAGCCCCGCAGAGAGGGCGTAGACGCGGCCCTGCTTGATTTAAGCGGGCAGGGTAGGGACAAATACGGGAATTAAGTAAAAACGCCCCACGGGTGGCTTAAAGCCCGTAGAAAGGAAAAAGAATGAGGGAGCTTTTATTTAGAGGAAAGCGGACCGACAACGGCGAGTGGGTAAAGGGAAAAGGAGTAGACGTCAATTTCGATAACGCTTATATATTGACAAAAGAGTATGATTGCGGATATGGATATTATGGTGGGGAGGTTGAGGTTGTCCCCGAGACGGTCGGACAGTTTTCGGGCATACCCGATAAAAACGGCACGCCGATTTTTGAGGGCGATTTATTAGAAAGCCGAATGAGTGAAAACACCGAAGATTGGAAGGTTTGGGTGGTGGGCTTTGAGGACGGCACGTTTTTATTTGAAAGCGTGAGAAAATCGGTTAAATCACGCCGAAAATATAGACATGAGGTAAACATGTTATGTGCGGACGAAATTAAATTTTACAGCCTTGTATTGATTGGAAACGTACACGACAACCCCGAATTATTGGAGGCGCAAAATGACGATTAAAGATTGCACAAAACAAGAATTGATTTATATAATTAAATATCTATCAAGCTACGGTGTTTATAATATTGATATTTACGTCGAAAGGGCTTTAAATGATATTGAGTATAAACGCGAGCTAAAACGTCTCGAAAAGGCGGACGAATTGGCGAAGGTTGCACACGACGCACGAATGCATTATTGCGATTATTTAAAGAAATACGAAGGCGTCCCGATTTTAGATATTCCGCAAGAGGAAATAGAAACCGCGCATAGATTTATAAAAATCGCACAAAATGCAGACAAAGAATATAGTAAAATTATGGGTATTGAATAGGGAGGATAAAATGGCAATTAACGACAGCGACCGCAAAGCGCGGGCGAATTACAAAAAGAAAATAAAGCGGGTATTTTTGGAGCTATACGGAACGGACGAGGATATAAAGCAACGCCTCGACAAAGTGAAGGCCGAGGGCGAGCCCGTAAGCACCTATATTAAACGACTTATTCGGGAGGACATAGAAAAACGGGGGTAAAAACCCCGTTTTTTTGCTTTTATATAACCGAATTTTCATTTTTACCGCGTCAAAAAGACGCGGTTGTATGATAAACTTAACGTATAGAATACAAGAAAAGGGGCGATTTTATGCGAATTTCAGTAAATGCAGGGCACACAAAGAGCGGAGCAGGAAGCGGGGCTGTTTATAAAGGATTTAACGAAGGCGAGATTGCGCGCGCCGTTTCAAGTGCTTTAATTAAAAAGCTCAAAAAGGACGGGCACACCGTTCACAATTCGACCGTAAACAGCGCGCCGTCTCAAAATGCGTATTTAAAAGAGGTCTGCAGGCTTGCAAATAACAGCGGGGCGGAATTATTCGTCTCGATCCATTGTAACGCCTCCACGGGCCACAAAGGGCATGGGGTGGAGTGTTGGACGTGGAAGGGGGACAAAGTGCCGCAGGCGGCGAAAATTTGCGGTAATATGGCGGCGTTGGGCTTTCGTAATAGGGGCATAAAGGACGGGCGCGGCCTTTACGTCGTGAAACATACAAAAGCGGTCGCCGTATTGGTCGAGCTTTTCTTTTTGGATAATTACACTGATCGCGCATTATATGAAAAGCACGGCGCGGACGTAATCGGCGCGGCTATTGCGGCGGCCTTAAAAGCATAAACGTTATTAAAAGGGGCTTTAACGTTATTAAAAGGGGCTTTAACGTTATTAAAAGCCTCTTTTTTGTGTTTAACGTGCATATTTTCGCATTTTATGAACGTTAGCGATTTTTGCTTGCTCTCCCCTCGGGGGTATGGTAAAATAAAATTACAAACAAGCAAAGGGGATAAAAAACAATGAAAATTTTTGATAGAGAAACGATCAAAGAGGCGGCAAAATTACAAGACGGCGAAATATTTATTTTTGAATACGTGGCCGCGGGCGTCGGATATCAAGAAAAAGCGGTTAAATTCGGCGACGTTATTTATTATAAAATGGATAGCAGCGTCCGAAACGACGCGAAAACGGGGCAGGCCCTCGAGTGTTATTGCCATTTTGACAAAAACAACGAAATGCGGGTAGCGGTTCAAAAGCTCGACGGAACGTTTGAAATAATATAAAAGGGGCGGGAAAAATGAAAACTTTTCACGAAATGACAATAGCGGAAAAAATAAAGAAAATCGGATCACTTAACGACATAAACCACGCGGTCCGTCTTGTCGGTGTACTCGGCGGCACGGTTTGCGGATATAGCGGGACGACCGTTCACACGATCGAAGCGGGCGCGGTTGAATTTGAAGAGCGAGAGGGCCGAATTTGGCCGAAATAAAGGCGGGAAAATCCCGTCTTTTTTGTGCATAAAAAAACGCCCCCGCGTCAATATGAAGCAGGGGCAGAAAATACCCGTAATATACGGGCAATACACGGCGACAAATATAAAAACGCGTCAAACCCCGCGAAAACGGCGGTTATAGCGTACAAAATGTAAATTACAAAGTACTAATATGCAGATTACACAACACTAAATCGAAAGCACACAACCCGAAAAACGGGCGAGCGCAACGGCCACAAGCCTTGCGGCGCGCGGGTTTTTGAATTTTTGCGAATTTCGTTTTTATAGAAAAACCACGTAGAAAAATATAAATTTATTTACGCAATATACACAAAATACACACGGTCAATAATGGAATTTTTTTATTTCCTCCAAAATTTCCGTTATATCCTTATGCGTATAATGGACCGTAATATCCCCGTTCGCATGGCCGACGATCTTTTTTAATATTGTACCATTGAGGCCCACGCGGTCGGCTTGCGAAATGAACGTGTGGCGCGTTTCGTGCAGCGTGTGAGACATTCCCAACCGATCCATTAACGGTGTAAACTTTTTCGCCGCAAAATAATTATATTGCAGCTTGTTTCCTCGGACCGATTGGAACAAATATTTTTTATCGGCCGAATATTGCGCCTTTATTAGCGGCATTATATCCGCGTGGATCGGTATAATTCTATTTCGGCCCGCGGCCGTCTTTAATCCGCCGATCATGTAACGCTCGTCGAGGTTTATATTCTCGATCCTCATTTCGATTAACTCGGAAATTCTCATGCCCGTATAAAGCAGGATCAAAACAAGGTCAACGAATTGCTCGTCTTTATGTTTCCAAAGCGTCGCAACCTCCGCCGCCGTGAACGGGACTTTTTCGAGCTTTTTCTCTTTCGTCGGAATTTCGACGAATTGCGAATAGTCTTTTTCGCAAATATCATTTTTCAGCGCGTACCCGTATAATTGCCCGAAAAGGACCTTTAAAAGGGTAACGTGCGCAAGGTTTTTATTTGCGTCCACGACGGCCTGCAAATGGGCCGTTTTGAGCTCTCGGAAGGGCGTTTCGTATAAATCCGCGCACTTTCGGTAAATGCTCTTATAATTGCGCACAGAGCTTGTCCCGAGCTCGGCGAATTTACGGCCCGCCCACGCCTCGAAAACCTCCGAAAAGGTTATAGAGGCGCGGTCTATATCGAAAGGGCTTTTATTATACGTAATAAGAGCCTCGAGCGCGTCTTTTCTCTTTTCGTGGTAGCTTAAATATTTAAATACTTGCTTTTTATCCTCGCCCCAACCGACAGTTAGACGAACGGCCCACGGCCTCCGCCTATTTTTCCCGAGATTGACGACCGATCCGAAACCATTAGGCAGCCTCATATCTCGATAAAATCCTTTAATTTGTCCGCGTAAATAATATACGTGTATTTGCTGCTTGTTTTAATGGCAGAGCCGAAAGGCAGCTCCCCACGTTGAAGGCCCAAACGCACAGTTTGCGGCGAGCAACCTAAACGGGCCGCCACGTCGTTTACTGTTAATTTTGACATAAAAAAACAACCCCCCGAAAATATTTATTTGTCTAATTCCAAGTATAGCTTCATAAATTCGCGGTACAGCTCTTCTTTTGTTTCCCTGCTTACGTTTTCGTCCTTGAAAATGACCTTCGCGCGGCTTAATAGGTCGAAAAGCTCGTCTTTTTGCGTTTGCTCTCCGAAATAGTCAAGCGGCACGCCGTAAAATTCCGCGAAGGCTTGCAGCTCGGTTATGCTCGGTTTTCTCCGCCCGATCTCATAATTTGAAACCGCCCCGCGAGATATCCCGAAATGATCTGCTATTTGGTCCTGCGTCAATTTCCGCCCTTTTCGCAAGGTCTTTAATTTGTCGCCGATATTTGCCAAAAATTCCGCCCTCCTTTCGGTCTTTTTATTTAGTTTTGCCTATACCATACCACAACGAGCGCGGCAAGGCAACAGAACGACGCAAAAGATCGCAAATTTTCACAAATTGCCGTAAAAAGTATTGATTTTCAAAAAATTATTTTAGTATAATTATAAGGGAACGAGCGTTCGTAGACGGGCGCAAAAGCGAAAAAACGGAGGTTTTGCAATGGAAGAGGCTAAATTATTAAAAGCGGTTGAAATATTGGCAGGGCGAGTTTTGGAGCTTGAAAGCGAATTGAGCGTTTCGGCGTATAGAATGGAAAAATTAAAAGAGATCGTCGAGCGTGCGGAGAGGGAGGCGGCGAAATGAGCGAATTAAACGCCCGACAATGGCGTTTATATAATCACTTGAAAGAGAACGGGGACAAATGGGAGAAGCAGCGCGAGATCGCGCGCAGCTTGCCCGATCTTTACCCGATCGCGGAGGGGCAACCATTCCACGACAGCGGATCGCGGTTGCTTATGACTAAAGATATTAGAGAGATAAACAAAAGCGATATAATACAAAAAATCATTATAAGCAGCGCGCAGGGTGTAAAGCTCGCAAACAAGGAAGAGGCGCGGGCATACATAGCGGGCAAATTTTCGGCCGTCCTTGACAGTTTGGAGAGGGTGCGCAAGTTAGAGCGCAAGGCAGGGCTTGACGGGCAGGCGCGCCTTGTTTTTGGCCGTGAGCGTGATATTGTAAAGGCTTTTTTATAGCAATAACGCGTCATTTTGTAAATAAATTATGAATTTGCGTCGAAATGTATTGATTTTAAAAATATTCGGAGTTATAATTCAAATAGTCAATAGTGATGTCGGGTCGCTATTGTCGATCCAACAGAATACTATTGACAAAAAGCCCTTACGGGAGGCCGAGTGCCCGACACACGAAGCCCCCGAAAGGGCTTTTATTATAGGGGGAATTATGAACATGGCAGTTTTTCGCGTTCATAAAAACGAGAATTACACCGTCTTATCAAACTATCACTTTAAAGAAAAGGGGTTGAGTTTGAAAGCAAAGGGCCTTTTATCCTTAATGCTTTCATTGCCCGAAAATTGGGACTATTCGGCCGCGGGGCTTGTCACGTTGAGCAAGGACGGGAAGGACAGCGTAAACGCCGCCTTGAAAGAGCTTGAAAAATTCGGCTATTTGAGACGGACGCAGGCCTACGACGAAAACGGAAAATTTCGCGGATATGATTACGAGATATTCGAGCAGCCGACCGCGGTTGCAACGTCGGAGAAGAAGCCGAAAGCGCGGAAACCGTCAACGGATAAACCGTTTGCGGAAAATCCGTCAACGGGAAAACCGACGACGGAAAAACCGCCGCAATTAAATATAAATGAATTAAATAACCAACAATCAAGTACTGAAATATCAAGTACGGAAGGAAAAGAAAGAAAGAAGGCAACCGCGCTGACGAGCTACGACGCGATTATAAACGAGCGAATTTTTGACGAGGACGTAAAAGCCACGCTTTACGAGTTTATAAAAATGCGCAAGTTAATTAAAAAGCCGTTGACCGACTTTGCTTTGACAAAGCTAATAAATAAACTTGAAAAAATAACGCTTGATCCGCGGGTGCAAGTTGAAATTTTGGAAAACTCAATATTAAATAATTGGCAGGACATTTACGAGCCGAGAGCAGAGCAACCGAGACAGCAACAAAGAGCGCAGGCGAGCGGCAACCCGTTTTTAGATATTGCCCGCGACGAAAATATTTTTTAAAAGGGGAACGAGAACATGACACGGGACGAGACTATTAAACTATTAGCAATTTTAAAAGCGGCATATCCTAACAGCTACCGAGGCATGACAAAGGAAGAGGCAAACGGCACGGTTCTTGTATGGTCGACGCAGTTTGCGAAATACCCCGCAAACGTGGTAATGATCGCAGTTAATAAGTTGATAAGCAAAAACACCTTTCCGCCGTCAATAAATGAGGTAAAAGAGGAAATCCGCGGTCTATATTGGGAAGCGTGGGGAATGTTGAACGAGCATAAAACGCACGGGAACTTGGACGACAAGACGGTTGCACAGTTAAACGAAATAATGGAGATTTGCGAGCCTATGCGCACGCGTCTTACGATCGAGCCGACGCTCGGCGAATTATTGGGAGGTTTTAACGGTTATTTGTCGGGTGGCAGCCGTGACGAAACGAAGCAATTACAATAAAAAGCGCAGAGAGGGCGCGAAGGAGGGCTTTAAATGTTATCAAAGTATAAAATGACAGAGCGCGAAAAATGCGAGCTTGAAGAATACCGAGGGACGGGGCTTTCTCCGCGACAGATAAAAGCAATTAAGCGCGAGGCGGAAAAAATGCGTGATTATATAGAGTTTTTGGAAAATCTATAAGGGGTTAAAAATGGGATATACGCAAATTAGTATTTTTGACGGAACAACGCCTTTTAAAATTGATAAGCCTATAAGGTTAATAGAGTTATTCGCGGGAATAGGAGCGCAAGCAAAAGCCCTTGAAAAAATCGGCGTACCGTTCGAGCATTATAAAATTTGTGAATTTGACCCTTCGGCGGTATTAAGTTATAACGTGATACACAAGACCGACTTTCCACGGAGCGACATTAAAGAAATAAAAGCCGCAGATTTGGCAATAGAACAAAAAGAAAAATATTGTTATATCTTGACGTATTCTTTTCCGTGTACTGATTTGTCGAGGGCGGGAAAAGTAAAAGGCATGGAAAAAGGCTCGGGCACGCGCAGCGGCCTTTTGTGGGAGGTTGAGAGATTGCTCGACGAGTGCGAAGAATTGCCGCAAGTGCTTTTAATGGAAAACGTTCCCGAAGTAATAGGGGGACGCAACAAAAAAGCGTTTTCGGAATGGATAAAAAAATTAGACAGCCTCGGGTATCGTAGTTATTTAAAAATATTAAATTCGAGAGATTACGGAAGTGCCCCAAAATAGAGCGCGTTGTTTTATGGTTTCGCTGCTTGGTGACTATTATTACGATTTTCCCTCGCCGCAAAAACTAACAAAAACGGTAAAAGATTATTTTAATAATTCGAGCCTGCAAAATGACATAATATCACCACAAAGCAAAAGTAGAGATTTGATTATTTGCGCCGATCTGAAAAAGGCAATAATAAAACAAGCAACGAAAAAGGGATTTATAGAATTAAAAAGCAACGGCGTTGTTTCGCTTGCTTTTCCGACAAGTGAAGGGCGGCGCGGCCGAGTTATTGGCGGCGGTGATATATGCCCGACTTTAACTTGTGTAAGCTCGGATATATATAAATTTATTGACGGCGAATTTTACCGATTAAACGATTTAGAAAAATTCCGACTTATGGGGTTTGACGATGAAGATTATTATTCTATTTTGGCGAACGGTTTAACGAGTACAGAAATAAACAAGCAAGCGGGAAATAGTATCGTAGTTAATGTTTTAATGAGTATTTTTAATCAAATGCTTTAATTAAATATATCAACTACGCGTCAATACGAAACGAAAAATAAAAAATGTTTCACGTGAAACATAACGAACAAAGGGGAGCTCGTAAAATGAAAACTTTTGCAATTAAGGGGAACGCAATAAATTTATTTATCAAAGCGGAAAGCATGGAGGCAGCGGCGCAAATTATCCGCGCGCCTCTTGGCGAGATCGCGAAGCATTTAACGGGCGTATGGTTTGAAAGGAGATAATATGATTTGTAAAGATTGTCCGCATAAACAAGTGTTGCGTAGTGGGAATAATGCGACACACTCGGTGTTTTGTAATCACCCCAACCAACAGTATATAAATAAGTATTTCAAAGAACACGGCATACATAAAATGCAGGGATTTTTAGGCTTTATAAATTCCCGCGGAGATTTCCAAATAAAAAAATCGCCCGCGTGGTGTCCTTTAAAACAAAAAGAGCAGAACGAAAGGAAGGTTAAAAAATGAGCGCATTAAATTTAAACAAGGTCACGCTTTGCGGACGCTTAACGGCGGACGTGGAGCTAAAAGGCACGACAAAAGGGACGAGCGTTGTATTCTTTACGCTTGCCGTAAATCGCCCGATAGGGAAGGACAGCACGGACCAAAAGGCCGATTTTTTGGAGTGTATCGCGTGGGATAAGACGGCGGAGTTTATCGCGAAATATTTCCGCAAGGGCGAAAGCCTATATATTGAGGGCGCATTGAGGCCGCGGCAATATAAGACGGGCACGGGCCTTGCGGTGCGAGCAATCGAGGTCAACGTTACCGAGGCCCGATTTGTTGACAATAAGAACGCGTCGGCGGCCGATCCCGCAAAATTTGAAGCAACAGACAACGGCGACGACTTGCCGTTTTAAAGGAGGAAAAAATGAAATTTAAAAAAATTATTGCTTCATGCAAAAAGAACGCACAAATTCGGTTATTTGAAGGCGAGGACGGACAATGGATTTCGGACGGCGGCGCAATGTATCCCTTGTTCAATATGCCGAAATTCGACGAAGAGAGCATTTGCAGGGCTTGCGATATTACCGAGAAGCAGGCCGAAAAAATGATGATCCAATACAATGACTACTTGCCGTCGCAATTTGATTATAACGACCATTCGCCCAACGAAACGCCGTGCGAACGTGAAGAGGCGATTTTCGGAAAAATAATCCCAATAATGACCTCCCACGGAATGGAATTTATAAACGGTAATTATTTATTACCATTCGAGGACGCCGACGACGATATGCTTTATATTTTCGAGCGGACGCAAGAGAACGGACAAACCTATTTTGTGGTAAAACAAGGCTTTGCTTTGGTGGGAATTATCCTGCCCTATGATTGCATAAATGAAAGCTTTGTAAAGCGTTTAAAAAATATTTATGAGCAATGCGAAATTACGCTCTTTAATAAAAAGCGATAAAGGGGGCGCGGGCAAATGGTAAAGAGAAGCGAAGCAACGGAGCAAGAGGCGGTCGTTGAATGGTGTTTTTATAACAGAATTACAATATTTGCGATCCCGAACGGTGGCAGCCGTAACAAATTAGAGGCGGCAAACTTGAAGCGGCAGGGCGTAAAAGCAGGCGTCCCCGATCTTTGCGTACCCGTCGCCCGCAGGGGCTTTCATGGGCTTTTTATCGAGATGAAATACGGAAAGAACAAAACAACGCCCGCGCAGGACGAATGGTTGGAAACGTTGACCCGTGAAGGCTATCTCGCGAAGGTTTGCTACGGGTACGCCGAGGCGGTGGAGCTATTAAAATATTATTTCGCGGAGGGTTAAAAAATGAACGATCTAACGTGCGTTATTTGCGGCGTAGCAATTCCCGAAGGGCGGCAGATTTGCCCGTTTTGCGAGGTCAAGTTTGAACCGCACAAAGACATTATAAACGCCATGATCGAAGAAAGGCCCGTTTCATACAACGGCACAAAATACGGTTGTATTTCGGCCTTTATTATCCGCAAGCGGTCAATCGTAAGCAGAAAACCCCCGAGGCCGTACACATTGCAAGTCGAGCTCATGAGCGGAAACAGCAACAGTTGCGTTATAGCCGATCCGAAAGACGTAATAATTTTATAAAAGAGAGGGTTAAAAAATGAGCGTTGCAAATGTTCACGAAAGCGAGAAATTAAACGCGCTTATAGGGAAAAGGGTAAAAATAATATTTTGGGACGACAAAGAAGAGTGTGGCGTACTCGGTCGGAGCGAGTATTCAAAAAGATATAAAATCGACCGCCCGCGGAAAGGACCGCTGCACTTTTACAAGACGCATATTAAAAAAATATCGGAGGTCACGGAATGAACAAAGCATTAAAAAAAGAGATCGAAAAGCAGCTCCGCGACAAAAACCCGCCCGCGGAATGGCAGCGGATAATTGCGCGGTATTTGGACGAGATCGCGGGGAGCGACAAGGCCGTTATCTTGCGGACGCGATATGTGCTCGGGTGGGGCTATTGGCGCACGATCCGAGAATTAAACCGACAAGGCTTTTACATGTCACAAACGGTCTTTTATGAACGCCTCGGCGAAGCTCTCGGCGAAATAGCAATGCGCGCGGCCTACGAACGCCTTATTTGCCCGTATTGCATGGAGAAGGAAGAGAGGGCGCAACAATGAATAATAAAATAATTGCGGTTGACTTTGACGGCACGCTTTGCGAGAACAAATGGCCCGAGATCGGCGAGCCGAGATATTCAGTTATTAAAAGATTAAAAGCGGAGCAGGACGCGGGCGCAAAAATAATTTTGTGGACGTGCCGAACAGAAAAGCTGCTCGCGGACGCCGTTTATTGGTGCGCGTTGCAAGGCCTTAAATTCGACGCGATCAACGAAAACCTTAAAAGCAGAATTGAGCAATACGGAGACGACACGCGGAAGGTATCTGCCACGGAATATTGGGACGACCGAGCCGTGCCGATTTCCGAAGAGCTCGAAGAAGCGGTGCATATGTCAAAGGCCCGATTTGCCGCGGAATTTTTGGAAGCCTTAAAAATTCGGAGAGACGCAACAAAAGATCGCGCGTCCACCGATCTTGCCGCCGCCGTGCGGTTGGAAGAATTAAACGACGTAATAAGATATTATTCTCTTTTAATGGACGATCACGGCCTCGACGCGTCGGAATGAAACAAAAAAATAAAAATGTTTCACGTGAAACAAAGGGAGAGGGACAAACAATGGACTTTTTAACGGAATTAAACGAGCAGGCAGAAACGCTTGTAAAAGAGTTAAGAGAGGCGCGGAAAAGCTCGGCCGAGGCTTGGGGAGCAACAAAGGCGTACCACAAAGGCCGCGCCGAAGAGCTCGAAAAATGGCTTCACAGCGTCGAGGGCATGATTTCAAGAATTATCGAAAGGAGAGAGGGCTAAAAATGGCAGAACTTGAAAGAAAAATAATTGTATCAAATGCGGAAATGCGCCCGTGCGTCGTGAAAGGAGAAAAAGGAGACCATAAAGCACTTTTTCACCGTTGGAGCGATACAAGCTCAATTATACCGCCGTCGCCTATGGTGGGAGGTCACGGCGGCGGAGAGGTGCGCAGAACGCTTGCTATTGTCGAATTTGAGGACGGCAATGTTGCGGAAATTTCGCCCGAATACATACGCTTTTTAGACAGAAACAAAGAAAAAGCGGAGTTTGCTTGCCGTGTATGCTTTGAGAAATTAAAAAAGGATAACCCGAAAGCGATAGATTGCGCGTGGCGTGGGCTTGATAACGAATACTGCCCCGAATTGAAAAAGATTTTAGAGAGGGAGGACAACAACAAATGAGCGAAAAGGATTTTAACGCATTGCAGGAGCTTTACGGATCGGTGGGCGTAAAGATTGCGGCCGTACCCGTGGCCGATCTTAAAGAATACGGGAACAACCCCCGAAAGAATAAAAAGGCGGTTGAGGCCGTTGCAAACAGTATAAAAGAATTTGGATTTAAAGTCCCGATTATTATTGACAAGGACGGCGTAATTATTGCGGGCCATACAAGAAAAGCGGCCGCGGTGAAGCTCGGCCTTGACGTCGTGCCGTGTATCATTGCGGACGATCTCACGCCCAAGCAGGCGGCAGCGTTTCGCCTTGCCGACAACAAAACGGCGGAGCTTGCAGAATGGGACGACGACAAGCTCGCGGAGGAAATAAAGGCCCTCGCAGAATTTCCCGTGGATTTGTCCGACTTTGGTTTTGATCTTTCCGAATTTGAAGAGCGGGCAGAGGTCGAAGAGGTCGAGGCCGAAGAGGAAGAGCAGGAAGAAGAGATCGTGCCGCGCGTGAAGGCGGGCGAGGTTTGGAAATTGGGCCGCCACCGTCTTATGTGCGGAGATAGCACGGACAAGGCGTCCGTCTTAAAGCTGCTCGGCGGAGTAAAGGCGGACATGGTTTTCACCGATCCGCCCTACGGCGTAAACGTGGAAGGCGGTAAAAATAATAATACGATCGCGGGCGACTTAACGCAAACGGCGATCCCGTTCTCTTTTGAGATTTGCACCGAGGTTGCAACAAAGGACGCGGCGCGCTTTTACTTTTGCGGCGGAGAGTCGAACATAAGCCTTTATTTTAAATTATTCGAGCGATACTTGCGACAAATGCCAAAATTACTCGTTTGGGTAAAGGAAAATCAAGTGCTTTCACATAATAACTACCACAAGCAATACGAACTTATATTTTTTGGATATAAGAAGGGCGGCGGGAATTTGTGGTTTTCGTCCCGTGAAATGCAGGACGCCTCCGACGTTTGGAACGTTTCGCGCGATCCGTCGAAAACATACGTACACCCGACACAAAAGCCCGTGGAATTGCCCGCCCGTGCGATCCGAAACAGCAGCAAGAAGGGCGACGTAGTATTTGAACCATTCAGCGGCAGCGGCTCGACCATGCTTGCGTGTGAACAGCTCGACCGCACTTGTTACGCTATGGAGATCGACCCCGTATATTGCGAGGCGACAATAAGACGTTGGGAGCACTTGACGGGACAGACGGCCGAGAAGGTCACGGAGGCGGAGGAATGATATTTTTAAAAATAATCACGGTTATTGTCGCGCCTTTTCTTGTATTCGGTGCTTGTTGGTTAGGCGCAAAGCTCGGAATGAAGGCGGCGCGCCGTGACAAAAAGACGGGGTGCGAAACGCCCGAATTTAGAAGAAAGACACCGCCGCCGACGCCGCCGATCTTTATTTCGTCACACGGCGGAATGAAAACACCATTCGACGACAAAATATCCGAAGCCGCGCGGGAATTGAGCGGAGAGGAAAAGCCATATTTGCAGCAGCTTTACAAAATAGAGGGCGTGGACCTTGCCGAAGAAGAGCCCGAGCAATGGCCGAAGGAAAACCCGTACAGAGGGTGGGCGGACCTTCACGCCGCGCTTGTTGATCTTGGAAGAGCAACCGCGGCGGCCACAAACGCTTTTACAATTTTCGTGGGATCGTTGGGCGAATACGCAAAGAGAGAGGCGGAGCGAGTGGAGAAAGAGGGCAGACCAAAGCGCAACGACGCCGTGGACGTCGTGCAATACTATCATAATTCCCGCCCGTGGTCCTATTACGTCGCCCGTATGCTATACCCGAACAAAAGAGTTTTACACCTTGCGGAGCACGCCAAAAAAGAGAGGGTACGAAAAAAGAACCTTAACAGAATAAACGAGTGGTACGCGAGGGGCAGGCATTAACGGCCCGCGATCGCGCAGAAACCGCCCACGGTGGATCGAAAGGCCCGCCACGCCATAAAATACCCGCATGAGAGGGAAAAGGGCGTGTCGGGCCTTTTTGGGACGTTTTAGAGGGTGTGCGAAATTTCGGGAAAATTTTGTGTATAAGTTATTGTAAAATAAAAAATAAGGAAACGGAGGTGTAGGCGTTGGCGGAAAAGTCAAAGAACACGAAAAAAACCTCCGCGAGAGGGAGAAAATGTTTATACGACGAACTTGTCAAGCCTCGCCTCGAGTGGATAAACGAGCAAGTGCGAAACGGGATCGCAGAAAAAGCGATCGCGGCCGAGTTGGGAATTACAGAGGTAACGCTCAACAATTACAAGAAAAAGTACCCCGAATTTGCGGAGGCACTTAAAAAGGGAAAAGGCGCGGACGTATTGCAACGGCTTATAAATAGCGGCATTGAGAGCGCGTGCGGGCAATGGGTAACGGAAGAGACAATCGTCGTGCAGCTCGACGAAAACGGCAACCCGAGCAAGCGGCAAAAAACAACGGTAAAAAAATATATACCTCCAAACCCCGCATTAAATCAATATTACACAAAGCATTTCGGGCAGGAAGAAGGGTTCACGGGCGATCCGTTGGCGTTGGAGTTTAAAAAGGCAAAGCTCGAATTTGAAAAAGCGGTGCAGAGCGAGAAGGATTGGAAGGACTACGAATAATTAAATAATTTAAGTGCTAAAAAGAAAGCACGAAAGGGAGGCAAAATGGCAACGCCTAAAGTTTATGTTATTTGCGATCAAAACTGCAAATTTGAGGGCATGACAAAAGAGCAGATTTTAACCGCAATCATGCAAGCGGTAAACGAAGGCACGATCGGAGATATCGACGCGGGCTTTATCCAAACAATAAGAACGATTAACGGCATACCGTTAAATTTTTTTGTTGGCGAACAATCGGCGTACGACGCGCTCACGGATAGCGAAAAAGAAAATCTTTTCGCAATCATTACAAACGACACAACGGCCGTGGGCATTGCGGAGGCGATTGAGGACTTGCAAACAAATTATGAAGAATTGTTTAAAGGCTTGAGTGATGGTTCTATTATAGTAAAAAAAGCAAGAGAAGCACCCGATATGGGCATATACCCCCTTGTTGACGAGTCCAACAACGAGGGCATGGCGTTTGTTTTTAAAAATACCAACGGATTTGGTGTCTCGAATGATTGCAATGGATATTTTAAATTATGGTCATTGCAAGGTGAGGACGGCAAGTATTATTGTGCTCTTATTCCGTCGTTGCAAAACAAGTTGTTGTTAGGTTCACCCGAAAGACAATACAGCAAAATTTTTGCAAAAGAAATCTTTCAAGACGGCCGAAAGATTGGAAGGCAAAAAATATTTTCAGACCATACAGTCATACAAAATAACTTCAGCGGAAGTGTCACAGAATACAGCCCAACAATTACCATTAGTGGCGGTGTGCAGGGTAGGTATATTGTATTTGAAATTAGCGCGCTCGCGGAGAGCGGAAGCGGAGCAATTTATTTGCTAACGCCTCCCGTTAAGTTTAATTCTTATAACGACAAATTCCCGTATGATATTACATTACCAATAAACGATGGCGCGAGTTTGCTTGTGTCTGTAACCTCCCAAAATAGCGTTACTTTAAAAATCAAAAATAGCACTCGCCCTTACTCATTAACCGCAGTATATGATGAAATTTAACGGAGCGTGACGAAATGGCATATTATAACGGAAATAACGACTTTTTGATCGCTCTTAAGGGCGACGACGGAAAGAGCGCGTATGATACCGCGAAAGAGGGCGGCTACACGGGCACGGAAGAAGAGTTCGCAAAGACGCTTGCCGAGGGAAACGGAGTTGGTGATAAGTACAACGACGGAACGGGCGAGGTTTTTAACGACTATGACAACAACGAGGCAAGCGGTGCTTGTTCTCATGCAGAAGGTAAACTGACAAAGGCAACCGCGCCGCAGGCACACGCCGAAGGGTACAATACGACGGCAAGCGGCAACGACTCACACGCAGAAGGTAGTGCCGCAAAAGCAACGGGGAAAGGCGCACACGCCGAAGGGTATATGACGGAAGCGTCGGGCGAAAATGCCCATGCAGAGGGCGCGGCGTCAAAAGCCACAACCAATAACGCACACGCAGAGGGGCAAGGCTCTATTGCGTCGGGTGAACATTCCCATGCCGAAGGCGACCACAGCGAAGCGTTGGGTAGTCAATCGCACGCGGAAGGTTATAAAACAAAAGCCGTGAACAGTTGCGCGCACGCAGAAGGTAGAGAGACTTTGGCGCACGGGGTTTATGCCCATGCAGAGGGAGCGTTTAACGAGTCGATCGGCGGCTCGTCACACACCGAAGGCGGGCAAGCGCGGAGCGACGACCAACAAACCCGAGTCGGTGGCGCGAACTACGCATACGGTGGTTCTTCTCATGCCGAGGGAATGAATACAAAAGCGGGCTCTAAATTTGAGCATTACGCCGCCCACGCGGAAGGCGTAGAAACGCAGGCGTTAGCAGCGGCCGCGCATTCCGAAGGAGAGGGAACGCAGGCACGGGGGGAAGCCTCACACGCCGAAGGTAGCAAGGGAATTGCATACAAAGCATATGCTCATATTGAGGGAGAGAGCTCTAACACGCCGCCCGAAATGGTATGCACGCCGTTAGAGGAAAACCCCGCGATACATCAAGAAATTTTTGATGAATGGAAAGCGCGCCCGAGTAATGACAGATATTCCGTCGCGTGGAATTATAGCACGCACGTTGAAGGTAAAGACAATCTCGCGTTGGGCAATCAATCCCACGCCGAAGGACTACACACGGTAGGGTGGGGTGTATCGTCTCATGCCGAGGGTAACCAAACCGTCGCGGAGGGGCATTTCTCCCACGCCGAAGGTTACAAGACAGCAACGACGATCGGAGCTGAAGGAGCACACGCAGGAGGTATAGGAACAAGAGCAACGGCAAAGGCACAAACGGCAATCGGCATGTACAACGAGGAAAACGCCGAAGCCTTGTTCATTGTCGGAAACGGAACATCGGACACGGAACGAAGCAATGCTTTCACGGTAGACAAAGACGGCAACGCCTATGTTGGTAACGGTGGGAAACTTGTAACGTTCGCGGAGGTGGAAGCGCAATACAACACCTACACCGTAGAAATCGAAGCGTTAAAAGAGACAACGGACGCACAGAGCGCAGAAATTGAGACTTTGAAAGCGACAACGGACGCACAGAGCGCAGAAATTGAGACTTTGAAAGCGACAACGGACGCACAGAGCGCAGAAATTGAGGCTTTGAAAGCGACAACGGACGCACAGAGCGCAGAAATTGAGGCTTTGAAAACGATTGTGGAAGAGTTGCGAGCGGCTGTTGAAGCATTGCAAGCATAACGAGAAGCGTAATGTAATTTTACGGAGGCGATTGTGTGAAATCTTATTCAACGCTTGCGAGCTTTTACGCGGGCGACGATTGGGGAAATTGCAAGGCGGCCGTTTTGCGTGATCGCATGAAAGACGGCAAGGTGTATTGTGAGCATTGCGGCGAAATTGTTTTAAAGGACTTTAACCCGCGCGAAAGGAATAACGCGGAGGCTATGGTCTTTCACCATAAAATAATTTTAACGCTTGCGAATGTCAACAACGCCGATATTAGCATAAACCCGCGCAATATTGCTATATTGCATTGGAAATGCCATAACGTCGTACATAATAGATTTACGGGGCAGAATACGCAACCCGAGCAAAAGGTTTATTTAATAACGGGCGCGCCGTGCAGCGGAAAAACAACGCTCGCCCGCGAGCTCATGACGGCGGGCGACGTGCTCGTTGATATAGACGATATATGGCAGCAGATAAGCGGGCGGCCTCGGTATGAAAAGCCGTGCAGTTTAAAGCCTTTGGTCTTTGCGACAAGGGACACACAAGAAGATCAAGTGCGCATAAGGTCGGGCACATGGCGCAACGCGTTTGTTATTAAGGGCTTGCCATTGCCTATGGATAGGAGGCGGGCGGCGGAACGTCTCGGGGCGGAGGTAATAACGGTCGACACGCCGAAAGAAGAATGCCTCGACCGATTGCGAAAAAATCCGAACGGCCGCAACGTTGCGGAGTATGAAAAAATCATAAACGATTATTTCAATATGTTTCGAGCTTAAAAAAATAGCCCCCCGTCGAAAAAAAATTTTCGGCGTGGGGTAAC